CCCCGCATGACGAAATAATACCCGCAGCTATTATTTCTACTAATATGCTTTATTAAGGCCACAGTTAGAGATGTGAGCTGATAGTTTTTACCCTGGGTCACGCCAGAAAATGATAGTTTTTACCCTGGATTTCACCAGATAAGAAGGGAACTAGTTGATTAAAATCGGGGATGTAATATATCTACATCAACTAATTCCTGTACCGAAAAAGTATGATACTTATTCAGCACTAAATCCACTTTGTCTTCGATGGTCACTTTGTGACGAACTATCTCGATGACATCAAATAGTTCGTCACTCACGGATTCGAGGTTATCGTTATACCAAGTATGATTTCCCGCCGTGACCGAGATATCATCATAATCACTTAGTAAACTGCCAACATAAAATTCACCTTTTTCAAATCTTTTCTCCAGTTCCAATTGGATAGCGACAGGGATAGGTGGAAACCCTGTGGCGCCCTCACTTATAGGCCCTCTCATTGATTCATTAATAGGTATGGTACCATAATTCTTACCTATTTTTCTTACATCAAATTTGTCATTGTATGACATATACTTCTCCAACCCTACAAAATAATTGGCCCCGCTAGTGTTTTTCAATATATAATTTATAGCACTAGTAATTACAGGGCACCCTGGGGAAGAGAAATAATAAGACAAAGCCTTTGCTCTTAAAATGGCTCGCTGGCGTGATGGTTTAACTGCCTGTTGGCTATTAACCCAAAATAAATTTTTAAGAGCTCGACCAATACTTATGTAAGAATTATCATGGAGCCATCTTTTCCTTAAAAAATCTACATCACCTGGTTTTGACCCTTTGACATTAGAGCTAAATCCAAAACCCATGGAATTGATTAATTTAGCATCTATCTGGGTAGGTTTTGTTAAACCGTCGTCTCCTTCGACAATCAAATCTAAATGCTTACCTAATAGCTTATAACAACTAAAAGCATTTATCAAATAATTGATAAGACAATTAAATGTCGAAGTGAAGTAGTCACCACTGCAACGTGAACTGATAATAAACTTGCCTATGGGGCTGTGCAGCACCCTTCCAAATTTATTCAACTTTTGAAAATGCTCAAGAGTTCTAAACATTCTCATCTTAGTTAATAATTGGACAGCAAAATAGTCTTCTACCAGCTTAAACATATAAGAAACCGAAGACTCAAAAGCTGAATAATCAGTAACTATATGTTCTTTCTCAGTAAAATTAGCGACTTTCTCAACGAATTCTTCAGGCGTGAGATTCTTAACTTGATATTTGGAAATATAACTCTCATTCCACGTGTGGACAACTTGCACCAAAGGCGATAAAACCATTGAAAAATAATCACTCATAGTCATTATGAGTCTCGGTCTAACCCTTGTCTTACCATTGACCAATTTAGAAGAATCTTCAAATTTTACAAAACAAGAATTTTGAAAATACTTCTTGTTAAATTTACCTTGGAGAAACTCATTATATTGATCAACTTTTGACTGGATGAATTTTCGTGACCTCTTACCTTTATTATTCTTAATGAAATTATCGACTGGATCTTCATTCGTCCACTCAGGAACCTCAGTCATACTCAGAAGTCTGTCAACTTCTTTTTGACTAAATTTGAAAAATTCTTGGACATCAACGGGTATTTTAACCATACTCCTGCCAGCCAAAGCTGCTAACAGAGAATAGGGTTCTGTCACGCATAAATGACCCGGTCCCAACTGGCCTTGATCTGTGATCAAGGAACCAAGAGGACAATAGGACACTATTTTGCGAGGTTTGATTTTTAGGTTTTCCTCCTTAAAAACCTTAAACCCATTGTTAATAACACCAAGATTGTTTTGTATCAATCTATTGAACCTTTTGCTGGTTATGAGGAATTCTCCTTGCATAGACGAAAAAATACTACGACCGACAGAAACAGCGAACTGATTTATGGCAACCATATTAAGATTGCCCACGTATGAAGTATGTCCTTGGGCGTTGTAAGCTTGAGTATAAAACACAGGATTAACCCTTTGTTTAGAACTACGTTCAACTAACCATTTAACATACTCTATAGTGTTGGCGTAGATGTTTGGTATGATTTCGTCAGTGTTAGCATAATTAGACTTCAAAACTGACAACATTGAAATGGTCAAATCAGTACCAGAATAACATTGAAGCTCCTTATAGAGTTGGTTAGCTCTTACTACGGAAACTATAATGTTATAAGGTCTTAAAAAATCGCTAAACTCGAAAACGCACTGATCATATAATAAAATTTGAAAACTGCGGGCGAATATAGCGTAATGATCTTGAATTTCAATGTTGTCCCTCCGTTCTCTAATGGTCCTTCTGTCAACATCACTATTGTGATATCGATACTCAACAAATGAGAACCCTGGTTTTATTTTAACCCTAAACAACCACGAGAAAAAACCATAAACTATCAATACCATTTCATCAAGAACAAAAAACCAATCTATAACAAATATCATGATGTTTCTAAAAGTTGGAAATTCTTCTAAAAACAAACTGTCTATTATTTGGAAGGTTTGATGTAAATTCGGATAAAAATACGGTATTAAGTAAAGTTGTACGATCCTTACTATAACGACTTGCAATAATGAGATGAATAAGCCATAAGCGAACACACTCAACAAATCAGGGTTGTCATATTTCAAAAGTGGAACTTCTAAGTTTGAAAAATGCGAATTGGTGTCTACTACCATAAAAACGTGTTTGACCTCGTTTACGTTCGCATTATTCCTGTTGATCCAAGTACCATCTGGTTCAACAACTACTAAGATAATCCACTTCCAAGTTGGGTTATTCATATAATCTAGGGTTCCCACTTCCAACATATCATCATCATTTGGATCAACCATCGGTATTATAAACCGGAGGTTAAAGCCTCTGTTATAAGCGTACTCTTTTAAGTACACATTTGTCCCAATTGTTGCAGGAGACCCAGAAAATTTACACATACGTAAATATTTATCAACATCTGGTTTGTTTCCTGACGCTAAATCAATAGCGGTTAGACCACAAAAGGGCGACCCACATGGATCAAAAAGAACAGATTCATGATTAAATGTGTTAGAATTAACCTCTTCTAAATTGAAAACACATCTATTTTTCGGAAAATCGGAAGCTAGATATGTTGAACGCAATTTATGGTGATCAGCATTCCACCATCCCGCTACTTGAGGCCGTTCCGCCTCATCAACCATCACTGGAGCTGGGATGTTGTGGGGCTGAACCATATTAACAGCCACTGGAACATTGGCATTAACATGTCGTCTGTCACCTGGAGGAAAAGGACCAAAAAGTCTTCCGCCACCTCGTCGGGCGGCGCCCGCATTCAAGACCCGATTGCGCCTAGGAACTCTCTGAAGACCGTTGGGCAACTGTTGCTGCATGATCCCCCACATGCCGACAACAAAATCAATCTTCTCTAAATAATTCATCCTAAGTGCGAACAAGTCCTGAATGATGACATAAGTAACATCAGCGTGTATGTGTAACATAAACACTGAGGTTGTTGCGAGACATGGTAACAACGAAACCCACACCGCAAACAAATAATTCAAACTGCGAATATGATTATTAATATCAATCACCGTCATGAATAAAGAATAAAACCCCCCGAAATAGTATATTACATCAAAAATGAATCTAACTAAAGCAGCATCATAGCGCACACCAAACGCTATGACCTTTAAACTATTTACAAAACAAGAGAAAGCCGTAGCTACGAGGAAAACTAGGAAAATTGTTGTTGCCATATTGTGAAATGTCTTGTTTTATTAAGGAAGTTAGCCGTTACTCAAAGCACCCTCCCGGTTCTTAACCAATCAACCTAGATATTGGATTCTAGATAACTCCCTTCAGTAAAATGAGTCTGGTACTTCTCTTGGAACGTTGTTGGAGATGCTCCTTGGTTTCCTCCAACACGCCCACGAACCAGTCACTGTAATTCAGCTACTCGACCTAATGTCTCTATCTGAATTAGTGGATCAATCAACTTAATCCTGGTGTGAAACTAAGTTGTCCTTCTCACTTTTTCTGTCGCCTATGAGTCCTACATAGAAAGATGCCCTCTTTCTTAAGCGAATAAATATGAATATATATTAATGGCTTGCTGCAGAGCCGTGATATTCTAACTAATTATCTAACTAAAATACATACAAAACTAATAATGATTCTATGTACATACCGCAATGAGGACTACATTGCCTCTAATTATAATCGTTTAACACGTTAATGTGAATTACAACCCATATCCATTTTGGATAGCCCTTAAATTCCCTCTAGCTCTCTGGTTACCCATGTACATTTGGGCAGCCATTCTAGTTAGAGGAACAACAATGTCGCGATTATCTATGATCGTTTGCTTAAGTGAAGCCAAAAAGCTGGATTCCTGGGGCGCACCACTTGATGCCCTATTAGCCAACACAGTTCCAGCAGCTTCAGTGACTTTTGACAGCCCTGCTTGGTCCGAATGGCTCTTAGTAGCTAATGCCTGAGTCAAAGTACCTATGTATTCAACATGTTGGATCACTTCAAACTCAAAAGCATTGCCAGCGGGTGAAGCGACCCCGAACAACATAATGGGTGCCCCTACTGTCAAACTCGTAGCTAAAATTGCATTTTGCTGTGAATAAGGAAACAACATTTGCCTAGTAGATGACTCTGCTGAAGGCTGAGTTGCTTCCTCAGGATATTCACACTCTTTCATGTCAATCGCAGAAGCTACTATAGTTGTCCACTGCCTACTAACTGGCACCTTAATGCATTCAGAATAAGTAGACAGCAACGCCATACTAAACCCTTGTACATTGGTGTGGTCTGGAGTCACGAGGCAATAACAAACACCTCCTCTATTCAACTCAGTTCCTA